GTAGTCAATGGGCCTAAGACATTCCAAGTAAAGGCCGTTGTTCCCGTCGAAGTAGTTCCCGCACCACCGACAAGCTGCCCTCCTGCCACTTTTGTGATGTCTACGCTTACGTTAGCGCTAACGCCGTTGTAACCAATCGTGATTTGATTCGGTACTGCGGTCGGAATTCCAGAAGTGAAAAACCCTTTTACTTCTAATGAGTCCCCAACGCGCCTCGAAAAGAAATTCACGGCCGTTGCCGCTCCAAACCCCGTAAAGGTTGGCGTATAAGCCAACCAGTCGGACATCGCGGGGCCGTTCACTTGTTTCTGAGGGCCGACGACAATCGAGTTAAGTAACAAGCTACTAGCCGCTGTGGGCGCTACTGGAGAATAGATGAACACCTGGAATGAGGTCATGTTAATAGGCGTCTGAAAAGTACCTGTAAACGACCCTGTACCGGTGACCTGAATGAAGTTGAAAGCACCCGCTGGGTAAATCCAAGCGTTGTTGAAAAGATCGTAAATCGCCAACGCGTAGGTGTTAGCCGATGTGCCAGCGAGCACTGGAGTACCGCTTGCTACTTTGTAGCTAAGGGAAATGTTCAGCACTTTGCCAAGGTCTTCCACATCAACTGCATAAGCTTGACTGATATAACCGTCTCCGATTGTACCAGCGCCAGACGTTGCAAGGTTAAACGAAAAACCATTTGTCAGAGCGCCAGTAGACGTTACAGCCGGTGCAGTGGTTGTCCCGCCAGCAGCCCTACCTCCATTAGCAGAAGTAAAAGCCGCGCCGCTTGAGCCAACCGTAATTGGCAACCCATTTGTGACTGTGGCAATTCCGACAGCGCTCCAACCGGTCGCCAGACCGTTAGCAAAGTTTCCGTAAGAGACGTAATTCTTTGGACCGTTAAAACCGACGTATGTTCCATTGGGAAGAACTTCGCCTTGTTGAGCATTCGTGGCTTTTGAGTTTGGTCCGTAGAGCAGCGGTGAAGGAGGATTTTGAACACCCATGTTAAGCCTGCTTCGCCGTGTATGGAGAACCTGCAACGGTGCAGACAACGCTCACAAGTTCTGTGCTGACAAACCCCGATTCCTGCACAAAAGCAGCTCCAGGTAATAACGGAATGGATGGCTGGCTCGCTACAGCAGTTGTTGTAAAATTGATCCAAAGCGTGTTTGAAAGACTTGTGTTGGCAATGAACAAATATTTTCTGGCAGCATTTATAGCCATCAAAGTTGTTGCAAGACTTGGTGTTGCCGAAGTCGTTCCCGAATTATCGGTAAGCGTGCCTCGACCTGGTTGAATTAAAGCATTACTGTTAGGACTAAGTTGAACAACAAACGATGGGTCAGCTGCAACGGCTGCAGTCGATGCGGCTTTAACAGCCGCCGGACCGTTGGCACCATCTGAAATTTTTGTATACCAGCTATTTCCGATTGTACCAGGGCCACCTTGAGTGACCGCAGTGGATGCACCGCCAGAATAGGAAACACCAGTGCTTTGTGATGCTCGCATGGCGACAACCACGGAGCCAGTTACGGCAGCATTGGCAGACATTCGGAACATATTAAATCCGGCAACTGGAAGCGTGTACGAATCTTGAACTCCGTTTGGAACCGTTCCGATAACAGTTTGATTGGACATTCGAAAAAGATTTGTTGCTGTGTTCCAGTTGGTCCCGTCCATTGAAATTTGTGGAGTCAAGGCACCGGTGAAGACGCCGACAGTGCTAAACGTAATTGTCGCTTGACCATTTAGAGTTAGACCTACGGTTGATAAAGCCGTTGCAACTCCAGAGGTTGGATTTAAATTCTGAGTTGAAATAGTGCCAGAAGTTGTAAGATCATTGTAAGTGGCCGTGACAACATCCGTTGACGTCAGTGCTCTAATAGCCCTTGGGTCAACTTGAACACCTGCGACGTTTACGCCAACATCCAAAGCTCTTTGTGATCCGCTCGATTGAGATGTAATTGGGTTTCCAATGCCATCTAAATTCTGAGCCGAAACGTATCCGCCGATTGAATTTGGGCTATTACCGAACGCTTTAAAATACGCTGTGCAAGCGACAGTTCCAGAGCCATACACTGATACGTTTGCTCGGAAAAACCTTGAGTTCAATTGCGTGAGGTATGTTCCAACTAATGTCGCGGAAGATGACAAGATGCTAGTCAAGTCTCCTGCTGGCATCATCGCCGCATTGATCCAGTTTATGTTATCGTTAGAGACTTGAAACTGAACCGTATTGCCAACGCCGATAGAAGTAATCTGCAATGAAACGGATTGATATTGAGAGCAATCTTGCGAAAAAAGTGTTGTTGCCGAAGTAACCGATCCGGTTACGGTCAGTCCCGCCACAGGTTGCGTTGCTTGAGTACTTGGAAAGTTTGAAACGGAAACTGATCCGCTGTCTACAACCGTATGAAGGTTTGTTCCGGTCGGTTGAGTTACAACCATCGTTCCGCTATCAACAACTGTGTGAAGGTTAGTGCCAGTTGCTTGAGTCGCAACAACTGTTCCGCTATCAACAACTGTGTGAAGGTTAGTTCCAGTCGCTTGCGTAACTGTAACGGTACCGCTATCGACAACTGTGTGAAGGTTAGTGCCAGTCGCCTGGTTTGCAGTCATCTGAAGGTTGCCTGCAACGCCCTGAACTGGAACAAAAACTCTTGTGCCAGCACTTGAATTTGCATTTACCGAAGCCGATCCGCTTGTGTAGGCGCTCATTCTGGCTTGAGTTTTTGCAAAGCCTTGAGGAAGTACGGAATAAAAACCATTTGCCGTTGCGGTCGCTCCGTAAGGGCCGCCTGAAGTTAGGTTTATGGCAATCATGGCTTGCGAAGTTACAAAGTTATCGTTTGAGCCTTCAAAGGTAACGGTGCCAACCCAAGTGCCGGTCAATTCAAAAATTGCCGTACCCGCACCATTGGTTGCAACCGGAACCGTTGCATTTAAAGCGCCAAGGCTTCCTGTAACATTCACATCAGTTGCGGCGGCTTCGGTAATTGGGAGCGGATTGGTCGGCGAAACGGGCGTTAGATTTCCAGAGCCGTTTACGTAAGCGATTTCCGTACTTGATCCCGGAGCCGTCGTGTTATTTGTTCCGACAGAAAGATTGCTCGCTGCTGCACCGCTTGGAATTGGAGGGTAAACAACAAATAATGCCATAAATTACCCCAAGCTCTTTGCGCTGATGTAGCCGTTTAAAATGCCGGTGCCTGAAATATTTGTGTAAACAACCATCAGCCAGGCATGCGCTAGCTGTGTGAGATTTGCAGAAATTGGAGACCCAACTGATGTTGGAATAGTGGTGTAATCAGTCCCAGCAACCGGATCTTGAACCGGCAAAACGCTCCAGGTCCCAGAATTCGGGGCGCCATAACCTGCGGTTTGAGTCAGTGCAGGCTTATAGTCACTGCACACTTGGATTTGAAACGTGCCCGTAGGCGTTCCGGTCCACTGAAGCTGCACTAATGCTGAATCTCGATAGAGGATATTTGTAACCGGACTAAAAAGAATTGTCGTCCCGGTCATCGAAGCATTGGTGAAATTCTGAAAAGGTTGCGAAACCTCTTTTTGCATAGTCTAGCCCTCGGTAGGTTATCCGCTGTATGCGGAGCACTTACTGATGGTTAAACTGAGGCTATTTTAATTTCCGGAGTCGTTAGATTCTAAGCTAGACCTTGAGCCAAGGGTCATTTTAGCGAGCCCTGACTGTTTACTTTTCATTGGCTTTTGTGGCTGGTTTGCAGGAGCCTGATTGTAAACCGATTGAGAACTTTGAATGCTTTGTGATGTTTGGCTTGGGTGTATGGGCTCGCCTAGGAATTTGCTCAAGACCATTTTGGTTTTGTACGGCAATTCATGCGCATCTTTAATTTCTGAAACCTGGTTTAAAACCTCAGACTTCATTTGATCATAAAGTTTTGGATAAACCGCGCTCAAGGTTTCGATCGCTTCTTGCGTTAGTGTGTGATCATGAATTTGCTTTAAAACTGACATTGGGTTTTCGACCACAGAATAATATCGATTGAATTTTGCAATGTCGGCTTTTGATGGATCAGCAGGCTTTGTAAAAGGGTTTGGCGCTGGCGCAAGCGGCACTTTAGAATTTAAAAAGTTTGCGCCATTTGAAAGTGTTTTTTGCAAAGAGCTTGCGAAATTTGGGGCGTGTTCATATACGCCTTCAGTTAAACCCGAAATTTTATCATGCAAATTATTCGGATTGTTAACAAGGCTTGCAAGTTGTTGGGTCTTTTCCTTGTATTCGTCCGGGCCTGCAATTTTTTGCGAACTATAGCCCGTAAATGGACGAATTGATTTTCCGGCTCCGTCTAGGATTTCGGAAATGCCGGACCTAATCACCTTTGCGCCTTTTAAGCCCTGCTTTTCGGCGTTAACCAATAGCATCGTTTTATTGGCTTCTTGAGGGCTTGAGAATTTTAAAAGTTGTTTTACTCCAAAGTCTTTGGCGTTACCTAAGAATGAGCTTACTGGATTTTTTAACGCATCCATAAACGCCATTCCTTTTGGCGTACCACTTGGCCCTACGTTTTTAGGAAGTGACTCGACCCATGTTTTTGCAGCATTTAATTTCGCCAATTCTTCAGGTTTAAACATGAGTTTTTTAATTTCCGGCGAAAGCTTATCTAGTTCTTTTAGAACTTTGATGACATCAGGGGAGCCATCTTTCATGGAATTGCCAATAATTTGCGACTTTTTGTTTGCAACCAAAGTGTCAAACACGTCGCCAAATTTTTCTTTGAGTTTTGCAAGCCCCGCTGAGTTTTTTGGATCAAACATCTTTTCAACGAGCTTTTCATTTGGAATAGAATCCAAAACCATCTCAGTTGTTCCGTAGGTGTTCAGCTTTTTGCTGATACGGCCTGCCGAAGTTAAGTCATTCAATGTATTTTTGAATTCACGGTAGCTTTTGCGAAGCTCTTTACGCGATGATTTTAAATCGTCCGCAACTTCGTTTCCGCCATAAGTCACATCCCCAGTCCTGGCATTTTCGGCAGTTATCATGCCCTCTGATTCCATTTTTTTACCAGCGCGGGTAATTTGGCCATCAAGAAAATCATCGAGGGTTTCTTTTACTTGGCCTAAAGCGTTCGCTGACTCCGTGTCACCCGCACGACTGGCAATCCGCTGCTCGCCGCCGATTTCTGAAATCAGTTTATCCATTTGACTGACGGTATCTTGCGCTAACGCACGCTCGGCGTATTGCTCTATAAGTTTACCGCCTTTAGATCCCCTGGAGCCAAAGTTTTGCCCTTGCTCAACTAAGTTGTCATGAAGCTTGATTCTTGGCTCGTCGGCTAGGTCTATGGCATTTCCTGCCGCCTCATCTGCGGCATAACCTTCTTTTAGCGGAGCATAGATTTTATCAACAGTATTTTGAATCTGTTCCTTGATCTTAGCACCAGCTTCAAACGGCGTTAAGTGCTCACCGACACCAAGAGTTTCTTTTGTGACATTTTGAACAGCGTCGAATCCTTTTTGAATCATTTCCTGGGTTTGGACGCCAGGAATAGTCGGGCTTTGTGACAATGCTGACGTCATGCTCTGAACGTAATCACTTGCGCTCGTTTGCCCAGGCAAAACAGGAGCTCCGATCAATTCGCCAGCTTTTTGTATTTCGGCAGCGTTTTCTTTTTGTTTTGTCAAACCCTCAATGAACCGACTCTTTTCGTTTGCCGGAAGTCCAGTTTGCGCAACTATATCCTCGGCACTTCCCGGAGCGGCACCATCTGCCATTTTTAAAGCCGCGAGTTTTTCAGCGCCGGTCGAAGCATCTCGTCCGATTGCGCCCATTCCAGCGCCGAGCGCCGAACCAATCCCGCCAGCCAACGCCGCACTCAAACCAATATTTGAAAGTGTATGTTGTGATAACAGGTCATGATCGCCTAGCGCATCTTCTGAAATGGACTGGCCCAGGCCATATGCCGCGCCCTCTGTTCCAAATCCTGCGGCCTTTGTTGCTGCTGATTTTAAAATGTTACCCGCAACAGACGTGGCTTCCGGTGCAAGGGCGGCCGCGCCCTTTTCGACTGCCGACCCTGCTTTTGAGACCGCACCAACTAACCCCGCCTCATCTCCCAAAAACGCAGGACCAATAACGCCAGCAATTTCGCCCGCAACGCTTGATGCTGGATTTTCATCTTTTAGGCCCTGCAAAGTATCGGGTTTTACAAGTCCTGAATGAGTTAACGCTTGGTCTGAAAGTCCAAAGCTTGCGCCGCGTGCCGCACCAGCGAGACCGGCTTTTAGCTGTCCGCCAATGCCTCCATACTTTTCTTCGTCTAGCTGGAAGCCAGAAGGAAGTCCGGAAGAGTCCGGCGTGGAATTTTGATCTAGGCTAAACCCAGGCGGAAGCGCATTACTTTCCAAGTGCGACCCACTGTCCGTTTTTCATGACGATTTTGTTTCCGTTTGCGTCGCTCGCTGTCTTTCCCTCGTAAGGGCTGCGCTGAATTGTTTTTGTTGAATTGAATTTATTCACGTCAATTCCAAATGCCTTTGCGGTCGGAGCTTCTTTTTTATGATTAATAAAGTCTTGAAGACCTTGACGTTTTTCTTCAATTGTACTTGATGCATCACCGGGCGCTGGAGCTAACGCTTGAATGTGGCGCTGTTCAAGCTCGTTAATACGGCCCTCGTTGTCGTGAATGAGCGGATCGGCGAGAGCGTTAAAAACTTTGATTGATGGCGGCGTTCGCGCAAGACCCGCGCCCGTTTTTAAAACGGTGTTTTCTTTGTTTGCTTGATCAAAAACGTCCATCATTTTTTGTTCGTTTTGACTTGCTGCTTGAGCCTGACCAATTTCTGAAATGGCTTGCTTTTGCTGAGCCTCAGGCACTACAAATCTTACATAGGCCAAAGGATCTGCTCCGGTCTGAGCCCCGCCCTTTGTTAAATCATCACGCATTTTATCTTGAGAAACCATTTGATGAAGTTGATGAGACTCAATAAGGTTTTTGTTTTTAAGTTGTGATGCCATTATCTGATAATTTGCATCGTTTAAACCGCCTTGCCTTTGTTGAGCAATTTGCGCAAGTTTTCCCTGAGCCAAAGCCCCAAGCTGCGTAATGGTTGCGGCCGTCGCTTTTTGTTCATCCCCAAACCGTGCAAGATTTTCAGAATATAAAGTTTTTTTGTTAGCAATGTTTTCTTTTTGAGCTTCGACGTCTTTTGCAATGGCTTTATTAAGAACTTCAGCGGCTTGATTTGGTTGTCCGGCAAGTCCGGCTCCAATGCCTCCGAGACCTATTGCAATTGCGGCAGCAATCTTGTTTCCGGTGCTCATGTTGTTCACATACTGGTTTGGATCAACTTTACCGGCAGCGACTTGGTTTGAAAGATCATCTAGTTTTGCATTCCAGTCTTTGGCTCGGGCTTGGGAATCATCAAAGACCTTTTGCTGAAGATCGTTGCTTCCTTGAATCGCCTTTGCCTCATCTGCGGCTTGCGCGTTTTTAGCATTGGCCTGGGCTCTAAGACCCGCGACTTCGCCTGCGGCGTTGGCGTCAAATTGATTTTGAATGTTTGGGGAAACGTTTGGCGTTTGAATTGGAGGACTAGACTGCGCAGGGGAGGTTGCAGCGGGAATGGCGTCTGGCGTGGTTTCCCACGATCCCGTTGCCCCTCCCGAAGATTGACTAGGGCCGCTCGCGACATCGCGTTGCGAAAACTTGTTTCCTCCACTTGGATCACCTGCAAGCCAACCAGCGCCAGAATCAACGGCCTTTGTTATTTCGCTTAAGTCATCAGCACTTCCTGGCTCATATGATTTTTTATCTTTGCCGGATTGCTTGGCATCGTCAGCCGCAGATCCTACCGGCCCAGCAGTAGTTCCCTCGTCGTAATGGCGCATTTTTTTGATTTTCGAATGCATCTGATCATCAAGTCCCTTTTTTGCGATAGGGAATTCAGTGTTATCCCTTTGGTCTGAAATGACATAATGATCGGGATTTTCCTTCTTTAACTGATAATGGCTTGGAATTTTTCCCATGTTTAAGCCCCTTTGGAGTTGAGTTTTTCGAGAGCTTCGACGCGTTCTTTGAGAGATTTTTTTGCGCTAACGACTTTTGAATATCCCCCATCTTCAGCTTTTCCTTTTTTATCTTGCAAGTGTTTTACAAACTCTGCGGCTTTTTTTGGAGCGTCTTTTGCTTGAGTTACAGAATTTGGCAGAACCTCTTCGCCTTTTGAAAGCATCGCCGGAACTACATCGTTCCGTGAATCATTGCCCGCAAACTTTGCCTTACCGCCGATTTTTGCACCGTTTGATGCGTCAACCATTCCGCCTTTTGAAAATGTCAAAGCTCCGACGCCAAGCAAGTCTCCCGCTCCACCGGCTGCCGCCGCTCCGCCCCCGCCTCCAAACAGGCTTCCCAAGCTGCTTACATTTCCCATGGCACCATTTATAAGGCTTCCAATTTTAGTTCCTTGACCCGCATTTGCGGCAGACGTTGCCGCATCCACGGAATTTATGTTTGATTGAATGCCGACGTTAGCATTGTTGTTGGCATTGTTAGCACTTTGTAAAATTCCTTGTTCGCCTTGTGCCCCTGCATTTGCCGCATTGTTTGCAGATTCAGCCTGACCTAACTGCTGTCCTGACAATTCACCGAGTTGTTTTTGCGCGGCAAGCTGCTGCTCGGCTTGCAATGTTGCGCTTTGGCCTACGGCTTGTTGCTGAGTATTTGCGCCTTGCTCTGCTGCAAGCTTTGCGATCAACGCGGGATTTGCACCGGCTCCGCGCTGACCCGCCATAAGTGCCGCTTGGTTTGCGACGTTTGTGCCTGTTGAGCTATTCAGCGCAGATTGTGCTGGATTTGGCCCTGAACCGTTTGATTGATTCAAAAGCTGTTGGGCGAGAGTTTGTTGATTTGAAATTGCGCTGGTAGTTTGCGGCTGAAGGCTTGATGCAAGACCTTGCTGAGAGCTGATCCCGGTTTGGGCTTTGTTGTAGGCATCGTTTAATTGCCCAGCATTGGTTCCGGTTTGAATGTTTGCTTGCCCGGCTTGATATGAGTTATTTCCAAGTATCTGACCCAGGGTCCCTCCGACCGGCCCTTGAACTGCGGTTCCGTTTCCCGTTGCAACCGGACCGCCTAAATCAAAGTGCTGAACGCCAGCATCTATTAGGGCTTTTGCAAGACTGCTTTTCATAATTGCGTGAGTGTTTGCCATTTTATTACCCCGTTTTGTTAGTTGCTGGAATATTTCTTGGAAACCCTTTGCTGATACCTGCAACAAGCTCCATTGCGCTCATCGTGAGTCCGGCGCCCGCTGGGATTCCTTTAGTTGCATCGTAAAGTTCATTAAAAGTAAGCTGAAAGGCTTGGCAGGTTTGGTACTGAAAATTGATTTGCCATTGCTCAACAGACGATGAGCCGCCCCAAGTTTCTTGCGTAACCGTGACAGTCGTATCAGCTACTCCCCAAATGTCATCTCCACCCCAAGCCCCTGTAGAATTACCAGGGGTGACGAGTGCGAGTTGCACAATCGAGGAATTAAAATCATAGGATACGCCAATCGTAAATTTATGCGGACTAAAATACGTTGCAAGGATGTAGAGCCAGTATGCGCGTTTGTAGCCTTGCAACCCCGCCATGCTGATCCAGCCCGTAGTAAATGCCATTAGCGTCGGATTTGGCCCGTCAAGATAGACGCCTGGTGTTTCCTGATAGACTTGAGATGCTGTCGTGTAGCTGATATTTCCAGGAGGGGAAACGGTAATCGGTGCCGATAAAAACGTGTGAAGGCCATTGTAAACGGTGCTAGAGATCCCAGCAATGCCGTTGTACGTTCCCCACTGACCAACATAGTAGTCGTACATAAGGCTGATCCCATTATCCAAAGTGAACACCACGCGATTTGCATTTGGGATGGCGATGGCACTTAAAACATTTGCCGAATTGTAAGCCTCAGCCGGGGCGCCAATGTAGTTGACCGTGAGGTTTCGTTTTAAAATCCAGATTCCCTTTAAGCTCTGAAACATGAGCCCTTCGGGAACGAGAATGATTGAATTAGGGTTAGCGCAACCAACGGGCGAGGTGATGAACGTCGGCTCGCTGTATTGAGAGTTTGCGCCCGTGGCATCTGGACCCGTTCCGTTGATGTAATAAAGCGTTGAGGCTTTAAAAATGATGATCTTATCGTCCATCGGAAAAATGCATTTCATAGGTCCAGTGTTTTGCTTTTCCGAAATATTTGGTGCGATGTAAATGGTCTGAAGCGGAGACATTTCGACGGGAGTCGCCTCAATTACAATTTTTGAAAACCACAATAAATTTGGATCTTCCGCGTCAATTCCCCAGAGCCTTGTATCAAATAAGGTTATTGCATTGAAGGCCGGAGGGCTAACATCCTCTAAAACGCCGCCCGTGGTGTAAAGCAAAGAATTGCCAAGAATTGTGGCATCCGAGCTTTTGTCAGTAAATGTAAGATAATCGACTGTCGTGTTGTTTAAAAACGGAGACGTGACGGGACTGCTGCCGTTATTTCCGACCTGATAATAGGACTGTTGACCCACACTCCAGCGATAGACCTCAATGATTACGTTCGTTTTAAATGTGACTCTTAAGGTTGGAATGTAAATTGTTACGCTGCCAGCCGTACCAGACCCTGTCGTTGTGACCGCAATCGGAATTGAACAAGCGCTTCGAAACACGTTTCCTTGCGCATCCGTTGAACGATAGAGAACCTGGTAATAATAGGCGTTCGTGTTGACGCCAACGGAAGGGTTTGCCGCCATGAATCCGCCTGTCGCGGACCATGTCGCCTCAATACTGTCCGGATATAAAAAGAAATTGTGCTCAACAGGAGTTAACCCGTCATAGGAAACCAAGTATCCGCATGTGGCGTTTAAATTGTTTCCAATCTCTGTTGTTGCAAGAGTTGAGGTCGAAAAATTAAAATTGGCAAGGTTCACACCTGTTTGCGTATAAATTCCTGCGGTTTGCGTATGCGTTGGGTCAGCAAAGGCCGTCCCCTTGTTTACCGACTGCACAAGATCAGCGATCAAATATGCAATTTGAACCGTCGTTCCGATCACGTTTGCGGACGGCAACCCTGCCGTTACATAACCGCCGCCATTTCCATACGCCAGTTGTGCCGTTATTTTTGGATTTGGAGTGGCGCTAGATGATGGGATTAGAAAATAGGTTTTTTGATACGGTGAGGAATAAGCCCCGAGGAAATAAACATTTCCTGACACAACAAAAGCTTTAGAGGCAAGCCCCAGGCTTTTGATTATTGGAACAACCGCGCTGACCGCTCCAGCGTTTGTGATTGTCACAGATGAAATGAAGTTTGAAAGAATTGATGAATCATAGGAGTAGACGTTTGCGGTTTCGTAAAAGATTGTGTTGATACCGCCCGTTGCAGCTGACGCAATATTTGAGGCCGCAGTAAAAGAGATGATTTGAGTTGGCGCGAGATACGTTGCCATTGTGTTCGCAGCAACGGCAAAAGCGTATCCTGAGCTTGTGCTAAAATTATAGTAACTGACCCAAATCAAGCTTGTCGTTGCGTCGGCGGTTACAGACATAACGGTAGCCGAGTGCGCGGCGTCTGGATTTAAGGATGAGGATAGCACAAGCGTTGACGTGAGACTTGCAATCTTTATCCCAGAAGCTGCGGCCCCGACCCAAGCCAAATACAACGTATTATTAAACACGACGCCATCAAAGTTTAGATTTGCCGATGGAGTTACCGATGTCGATACGACCGTTGATGACCCAGCCGTTAACGTGCCGGTATTTACCGCAATGTAACTTAAATTGTACGCGGCCGGATGAGTCGTAAACACTATAATAAAATAGGTCCCAAGCAAATACACTCGTGGCGTCCCGTAGGTTGGGTCCGAAGAAATGACCGTAGGTGCTACGACGTTTTGTCCTGTCGTCGAATCCGCAACGACGTATTTATATAAAGTCGAAGCACCCGTGGTCTCGGTGTAAACCGTGCAAACAAGTCCGTTTGTAGACACGACCGAATCAGCTTGAGTTTGATTGACGCTATTTCTGACCAGCGGCAGTGTGGAGAGTTGCAGCGGTTGAATGGTTCCGCTATTGACCCAGGTGTTTGAACCTTTAACGTAGGCTTGTAGTTTTGAGCCCACGGCTATGAGATTTTCTTTAAATGTAGTGAGGAAGTTTGCAGGACTAGGAAGCGACGTTAGAGCTCCAAAACCATTTCGCTTTGTCAACTGACCAAGCTTATCGAACACACTATTTTCAAGATCGACGAATGATCCCATTTCCAATTGGTTTGGATCGGGCTTTGTGTCGATTCCTTTTTGAAAATTTATTGAAACGGTTTTTTTCTCTAAAGCCATATTTCCTTAGAGCTCGTAGGCCACAAGTTTGACGTAATTTAAACTCGCCTGACTCATGTAAATTGTATATATGTGAGCTCCTGCCGAAGCCCCAGGATCAAGCGTGTGAACTGATGACGTTGGCACATACTGAAATACGGATGTCGATCCCCCTATGTATTGCGCTAAAATTGAATATGTTGCTATCACTCCTCCGTCTCGATAAATGGCGACTGTGGCAGTTCCATTTCCAACGCTTTGAGAAAATACAGACGCGTTGCTTGTTCCATCTGAAATCAGAGAAACAACCACGGGCCTGCCGGTAGTCGTAATGTTTGCGGTAAGAGCTCCGACATTTACTAAGCTTGCAGAAAACGTCTGACCCGAATATGTGGCGCTGATCTGTGGGCCGACTCCCGCCAGTTGAGCGCGTGTTATGGTGTTGTTTGCGATGTTTGATGCGGTGATCGTGGTTGAAGCAATCTGCGACCCTACAATTCCGGCCGATGCCGAGATTTGAGTTGTCGTAATCGTGCCACTGGCAATATTTGCGGCCGTAATTCCTTGCGTAAAGTTGATGGGCGTTGCAATAGATCCACTATTTGAAATGGTCACAAACGATTGAGCACTTGGGACGGTAGTCGGAAACGTTAGCGAATATCCGCCAGATAAAGTTGCCGGAGCCTGGAGCGCGACATAATTTCCCGATGGACTTGGAAATGAACCCGGATAGCGCAAGATGTACGTTCCCGCATCGATATTCCCGCCATTTCCAGTAGATTGCAAAAATTGAAACGTGCCCGGTGATGCTTGATAAGCGGCCGACGCCGTTCCGCTTGGAAGTCCGGTAATTGTGCCGGATGCGCCGGCAACAGATCCGCTTTGAGTGATCCTAATTTGATTTCCGGAGACATCGTTGTAGTAAAGATCTGATCCCGCAACGTAGAGCTCGCCAACATCTGGCGCGGTGCCGCTGATCGGGGAAACAAGCGGGGAAAACCGTGTCGACCGAATATTTGTAAGGTTATTGATCTGCATGGTGAGATCAGAGCTGATATTAAGCCCAGAGGGCGTAATCGGTACGCCATAGCCAGGCGAGTGGTTGTGTTTATCTAGAATCAATAACGAATTGTTGATGTCTTGCGCGTACTGTGGCCCTTTGGTCACGCCAACTGCCGGAATTGCCATTTTCATATTTGCCGTGTATGTTTCGCCGTCCGCGATTGCGAATGTGGACAGAAGTAAATTTGCTATTAATTTAAACATTAGAACACCTCAATGGATACGGTTGTTGGCGCATCGGAGACGAGAATTAAAGTGAGTTGCGGGGTTTGGTTCGTTAACTGATTGTCATGAATATTGGCGTTGGCACTTTTTAAAATGATTCGATAGCCCTGAAGTTTTCGTCCGAGCAGGTGATTGATGTTATTGATGCCAGAGACCAATTTGTAATTAGAGATGATGGTTGCTTGGTTGCCAGGGCTTGCAATAATTGGATTTAAAATTGCACTCCATCGGTCTTGCATGAGCGACATGGTCTGATCTTCGACTTGAAACAATGGAAGCCGCACTAGTAAAGCCCCCCACCCATGCTATCGTCGCCGTAACCATCAACGGTCACAAATTGGATTTGATTTCCAGTCACGCGATAGCGAATGTTTGCAAGCCCAAGCCCGTTTACGCCGTAACCATACCCGTTGACCGAATACGCATCAGAGACATGTTGCGCCTGGCCTGCGTCCCGGCCTTCAGCCATGGTTTCAATACGCATTTTCATATCAAGCTTCTGCTGACGAAGGTCCATGATTGCATTTTCTTGTTTAATTCCGGACTTAATTGCAGCGTCCACAATGACGTATTCTTCCCATCCAGAGATCCCATCAATTGTGACCGAATCGATCCACATTTGAAGGACGACGACGGGAAGCGTGCTCACGGCCGCAAGTGAAAGGGTAATTGTGTTAGTCAACGTATTGATCGCTGTAATGGTCGTATATGGCTGAATGCCGTTACCTGCGACAGACATCCCAACCACAAGATCAACAGAATCGGAAACGATGACTGATGTTGAGCCGCTCGTGATCGCACAAGATGGCATGAATTGCAGGCTTGTAGGCTCTGGAATATACCAGAGTTGCGCTAACGATGAAACCGTGACGGCTGAGTTTAAATATGCGCCCTTATTTCTGTCGATGAATTCAAAACGCTTTAACGTCACCCATCCAGTAGGACTTGCCGAGAATTGAAGATCACAGCCGAGAGTTTTGTAATGATCTGACGGCAACGCATAGAAATTTAAGCCCGTGATTTGAAATTGATACGGGGTTTGAACATAATAATCATTTCCGTAGGCCGAAACCAACAGATCATAGAGCTCTTTGTAGGAGAGCGAAATGTAGCTATTCCATTCTTGATCAGAAATAGCGGGATTGTTTTCCATTCCCGCGCGTTGTTTGGCCTGGATGCGAATTGCGCCCAGGCTTGCTTGTGAGGATAAACTCATGATCCATCCCCCTTATTTTATAACATCCGACTCATCGTTTGCATTTGCCTCTGCATGAGCCGCTTTAAAAGCGTCCGCTGCAGCGATGTGATCTTTCGCGTGAACCGCATCAATGAATTCACTCATGATCGAATGCAAAGCTGGCGTTCCCACCTCCGAAGTCTCTTCTTCTTTTTCCGGACCAAGGATTGCTGCCAACGTCTTTTTTTTATCACCCATCATTATCACGTTAAAACTCCTTATGCGGCGGTTGAGTTACAAAGAAGCAATTGAACGTAGATGCCTTCACCGCTTGCTGGATTGATTGTTTTCCAGTTCGCAGCGCCACTTGCTGATGCGTAACCAAGCTGCAAAACAATTGAAGCGCCCGTGACCGCAGTTGCCGATTTAACGGTATTGCTTGTCACAAACCAATCCGTCCAAGCCGGTGCGGAGGCTTGCGTTGCGGCCCCGCCTTGCAATCCGGACACGTCTGACGCGACGCTTACGCTTAAAACTTTTGCGTAGGTGTCGAGAGAAATTCCGTTTTGCAAAGTTTTACCGAGTTGTAGTTGATACCCGCCAGTTGCTGTGACCGCACCAATCGCACCAGTGGTTGCGTTTGAGAGAGTAAACGTGCCAGACGGAGCATTGATCGCACTGATCACGCTATTTGCTGCCACATTCGTTCCGCTCAAAATCATTCCATTGTAAAGACTGGTAAAGTTACTGACCGCCGTGATGGACGTAGTGGCTGTGCCTGTCGCGGTAAAAGAAGTTGAAAACTGAGTGCAAGCCGCAAACCCTTTAGAGTTAACCGCGTCCAATGTCGGAACGCTATTTGCTCCAAACGTAATGTGGGCACTTAAAGTCACAACTTTCTTTTCCAGCGAATACTTTACGCTTGTAAAATCTCTATCTGCCATTTTAATTATTTCCTTTTTAAAGAAGAGAACCAGGCGCCTTGGGACTTTATCCCCAAAGCGCCCAGCTCAAAGTTTATTTAGACTGCGAGTTTGACTAGGAGAGAGTGACCGGGAGCCGAACATCCAAGTTGGCAATAAGCTGCCAATCGGAATTCAAAAGCATCCGCGCCAGTTTGTCGCAAGAAACTCACACCGTCGTCGTCAACAACGTGAGGAGATTGCTTCAAGCTGTAAAGACCCCAATCTTCCATTGTGAGGAGCCATGCAGAGTATGGTTGACAGTTTCTGTCAGCAATAACCATGAATGTGGACCCCGCACCTTGAATTGTGATCCCTTTAAAGAACAAATGCGCCTGTCCGTTTTCATCTTGTGCGCCTTCGATCTCTGTTTCAAAGATCTGACGAGCGGCACACGATTTTTGCAAAGCCGCGTATGCATTTGGTCCGACGAAACAATGAGTTGGGAAGCCGCCTTCCATAAACAACACTGTGGATGCGTCATACAATGCTTCCTCAACGGATTGACCGTTTTGAGAACCATCATAGAAACCACCACCCAAGCGCCATGTATCAGCGTAGCGATTTACGCCAAAGAATACGTCAGTGCTTGCGATGTTTGCTGGATTCTGAATCCAAGCAGCAAGGCCAGTCACCGCAATTGGAGCCAGAGATCCCGCAATTGTTGGACCATTCAATGGAGATGTTCCGTTGATTGCCAAATAATCGCCAGTAACCCAGCCAGACGGAGCCGCAGCGATTGTTGGCGCGGCAGCGGCAGCGTTTCCGACTGTCAACTGACCTATTGCACGTGAAATGCTAGTTACAAAACCGTAACCAGCACGCTGAGTGACGGTTGCTCCTTGAACAGGATCAGCAGAGGTTGCGAGCACGATTTGACCGACTGTGAAGTAGCGAACGTCAGTAGGGTTCACCAATTGGATCACACCAGTTGAAATGGTATTGATCTGACCAATGCTTCCAGAGCCTGAGCGATAGATTTGCTGAGACAAAAGGTTAGTGACCCCTTGAATCATCGCGTCCATCTGAGCCATCTGACCATTTACAAATGATCCGATGTTGTTTGAAGCGGCAAGCATCGCCTGACGATCAATGACGTGCACGCCGTACATGGTAGCTCGGGTCAGCATGAATTTTACAAACTTAGCTGGACCTTGGTTACCACCAGTACCAGTTCCGCCATTGATCAACTGATTGGGAAGCTGTGCATTGGCAAACAAATTGGCAATACCAGTTGGCGCCTCAACGATAGTTGGAAGCGGGTAAGTTTCACCGTAGAAATCTTCTTTTTTCGTGAGCATTGTGAAGAGCGGATTGTGCTTGTAGTACAAAACCGCGAGCTTTTGAGCAGTGTAAACCTGCTTTAAGAGCCCCGAGATTTCCTGCATCCCAAGCGCGCCCGATGTATTTGGACTAAAGGGTGCATTTATCGCACTGCCTGAGCCTTCGTTATATGAACCGACTGAACCTAAAATTGTAGACATTGTTTATTCCTTTTTTGTTGTTAGCGGCGATTGGCCGCAAAGTTTGCGATCACCGCATCGATCCGTTGCTGCTCCGTCATTGGACGGGGCCGCACGGATGGCGGGGTCGCGGATAATTGATTGGTTAGTGTCCGTTGCTGCTTCGGACGAGTTGTGAATTGTTGCTGCTTAACCACGTTTTCAACCAGTGGTGGGGTTTGCGCCTGAAACTTTGTAAGTTTTTTGGCGTCCGCGTATTTCTTCTCAAGCATGGATTCCACTTTGTCGGCCGCCTCTTTTATGGAGAGGATCTGGCCGACACCCGTTTCCGGGTTTATGGTTCTCGTGAAATGCTCATCGATTGTCAGAAATACGTATTCCTCTAGGCCCTCGAACTTTGTGAGCTCGTATTGTTTCGGGTCCGAGTGGATGTAGGTATGGATCTCAGATTTAAAATCTGTGATCGCTTTTTCTTCGCGCTGTGCTGCTTGGCGCTTTTCAGATTCTGCAAGCTCTTGTTTTGCTGCTTCTTGAGCTTTTAAGTATGAATCTAGTTTCTCCTCGACCTTCTTAACTTGGATTTCAGGCGGAACTGAACCGTCGTTCAGCGCGATGTCTGTCATCTGTTGATAAGATAGGCCCAGGAGACTCAAAGCCTTCATCGGATCTTTTTCTTTTAAACTTTCAAATTCTTTTATTTTTGCTTCACGCTCAGCCAACTGCTGTTCACGCGCGGTTAAATCCGCAAGCGATTGCTTTGATCTGCGCTCAATCTCAAGCGCCTGTTTTTCTCGCTGAACCAAGACCTGCAGCTTAGGCGAAATCTTTTCTTCAACCGGTTTTTGAAGTTCAGTTACGGGAGCGGTGATCGCAGCTTCTGGGGTCGTTTGATTTGCTACAGCTTCAGCCATCATTCATCCTTGGTTAGTTATTGAGCGCCATTGACATTAGGGAGTAGGTCACTTTGAGGGGCTGGCATTGGTTGCGCTGGAGCCGGTGCGCCTGGCTGTGGCCCTTGAGAAGCCATTCCTGGCGCTCCCATGGGTTGCGGCGGCGGCATCAAAAGCCTATCGATCTCAGCCGAGAAGGTTCTCAGCATCTCGAGTCTATCCTCGTCGAGCTCGTTTAGTTTTCCGGCCGAGATGTATTCCATGACGAGTTTTTTTGCCATTTGGAGGTTGTCGTCAGGCTCTGGCAGCGTTTGGATTCCCTTTTCAACAATTTGATCTAGGATTTTTCCGAGATAATCGCGCTGAGCATTGGCAAGGTTTTCCTCAGCATCAAGATCCGGGAAATCCATGAGGCGCCTAGCAGTTGGCGCATCAATCCATCCAGCCTCTGCCATTTCTTGAATGGTCGAGAGCCTGCCCTCGGGATCATTTGGAAGCTTTGAGACGGGATAAATCTGCATCACAAAGTCGTCGTCAGCTAATGAGACCTCAGACCATTTGATTTTTTCGATAAACCGTTTGCCTGGGACCTTCACCTCAGTGTTGTCACCGGATTCCGCAATTGCGCGCTGAACTGGGATTGTGATTTTACAGAGATCGACAAAGAACTGCTGATACATTTGATCGAGTGACTCGAATCTCTCGGTATTGATGTTCTGCTCTGTGCGCATTGCGCGGCCTGAATTCACACCAGGGGTTTTTAAACCCGATGCTTGCATTTGAGAGACGCCGACAAGCTGATATCCGTCAGATTTCATGCTCTGTAAGTGCGAATAGATCTCTGGCTGAACCAACTGCGGGACCACGTACTGAGGAGGAGTGTCGCCAGCGTAGGAGATGATGGTCCCTACCATGTTATCAAAATGTGACTTTATGACTTGCGATCCGTTTTTAAGAAAAATCTTGTGCGTGCCGCCCAAATACAATGAGCGTTGAATGGAAATCAGCGTCCGATTGATCTCAATCTGCGTAGGCACTAGTTGCTCGGCCATTCCTTGCGCAAAAAACCCGTTCAAACGCGGGTTAAAGCGCATGATCGCAAACGGGAAATGGTCCTCGTGGTATTCTTCATCAACTAGCACGGTGTCAGCACTGGTTATGCAATGTCTGCCAGGTGTGTCCCCAGTCGGAAGCCGCCATGATTCAATCACTGTTACCGTGTCGCTGACAGATATTTGCCCAGCACTTGTGTTAGACATCTGAGCGATCTCGGATTCTTTATCCGGGGCCAGGCTCACGAGCACTGATCGATCTAGGTTTTTGATTCTATGAAGCGAGCGGGTAGAGTCAGGGCCGTAATGAGACTCTAAATAGTCTGTGAGGATCTCGTTTGGAAATACGCGCTCGTATTTAACTCGGCCATCTTCAGCATAAGCGTGCAAAATGCCCTCGCCATAGACGAGTGCGTCCCTAAGGGCTATCGGAGATTTTGTGTAGACATTATTTTCATAAAAAAGCCCGTACATGTAGGCATCAAGCTTCTTTGCCCGACGCTGGACTTTGGAGTCCCCGGCCGATGTCAGAAACATGGGCTTTGGCTTATTTTTCATGATTTTGGCTTGCGTGGAATCAATGCATGATTGGACGATGTTATAGGTCAGTCGATCTCTGACCACGCCGACTGATTTATTGGAGCTTGATAATTGATATCCGCCGTTCCAATAGTTCGGTGAAAACGTGCCGTAGAGTTTCCCGTAAGTGTTGTATCCATCGATTCTTGCGCGATCCACTTTGATGATGTTTGTCACCTGAGACATGACCGCAGAGGGGAGAGCTTTTGTGTCCGATAACCACCAGCGATTGGCGGCAGGAATAATGATGGATTTTTGCTTTGCAGGCGTTTTGCCTTTAGTTACAAACTGACTAAAGTCCATGGACTGACTCATGCGAGCTCACCCGTAAGTGGCGTCTCAACTTCATCTGGACCCGCACCTCCCGGCGCTGACCAGAGCAGAGCTTTATCCGGGTTCATTTCGGCCTCGATAGTTGCCGCAAGTCCTGGATCAATCGGAATGCTTGTCTGTGGTTCAATTGGAGTTTGAGATGGTGCGTCCACGACAGGCGCGTGCGTGCGCTTATGGAAACTGACTTTCACCCCGTAACCCTCGAAAGTTTCCACTCCCTGAGCCGCGAGATCCGCTAACAATTTGGATATATCCATCAGTAATGGTTAAAGTGAGGCTATTTTAAAACCCTTCATTCCAAACCCGGTCCCAATCACCAAGCTCAACGTCTGGCGGATCGATATCGGCTATGCCCATTTTCCTTTTTTCTTCCTGCTGGACTTCATTTTGAAGCTTTTCGAGATGCTTTGGCTCCCAAACGGACTGCAATCCTGGATCGGTATCTCGAGGCGGATCCGCAAGCAGTGGTCTAGACATCAGCGCGTATCTAACCATGTCGTAGGCATCATCGCCGCTCATAACGTCACCTTCGGCCGCATCGACCTTAAGAACGTCTTCTAATCTGTCCGGGTCGTGTTGCATGCGTGTGAGGGCATCAAAGCTCACGGGGCACGTGTCGAAGATAAAGAATCTGGGTCTTGTGCGTCCGGAGCTTAGGTTTTGCCAGGCGAGGTAGTTTCGGACCTGCGCCGCGCCTTGGATACGATCAACCTTGGCTCGCTCCAGATAAATTCCGTGCTTAACGAATTCCTCTGCGATTGTTGGCGCTCCTCCGCTAGATAACACGCCCTTAGTAGCCCAGCAGTCGAGCCCTCCCACAATTGGGAGGAGTTTTTTGGTGTCTGGATATTCATTGATGAGTGCGGCGGTTTGATCGATTCGAAGTCCGGCTTTGACGAATTCTCGGTAAAGAAATATGTCTCCGTCCTCGTTACAGGCAAACCATCCGAATGCGGCCGGGTGATTGAATCCAAAATCGTAGGACCCAAATCGAGGCCAATGCGACGGTATAGTGAATGGGCGAATGAGATGCACCTCTCGCCGAATCTCTCCAAAGTACTGGCCAGCAAATATATCCCAGTCTCCATATCGATACGCCTTTCGCAAAGCTTCGTTCGGCTCAGATTCAAGTTTATGAACATAGTCCGGGTCATTTGCGAGCAGAGCTTCGTTGTCATCAACCAATGCACGCACAAACGAATAATCTTGCGCTCGCTCTAGGGAAGTAAACCGTCGCTCAATAAAGAGCCTCTTAAGCCAAGTATGGCCAATACCACCAGGGTTGCCAGTAAGGAGACAACGAGGAGAAAAGCCAGGTCTACTCGATCTATTGGACCCAAGAAGCTTCTTGAACATTGGCTCCAGCCATTGACCAGCCTCCTCAATCGCCAGATCCTCAAATTCACGGCCCTGATATAGGTCGATATCCTTTTCGTTTTCCGCGTGGCAGAACTCAATGGAAGATCCGTTGGGAAGACTGAGTAATTTTTTGGAATCATTCCAATAAGGACGCAATGCTGGGTATTCTTTAAAAATTGGTCGAATGTGATTTCCTTCCAATTCTTTATAGGTTCTTCTGAATAGTCCGCCATGCGTGCCCGGATATTGGAATCGTCTAAGGAGCATGATATCGCGTACGCCTTTTGACTTTCCTCCACCCTTTGCTCCTCCGTAGAATGTAATTGGCGTGCTCTCAACGGTTGATAAGAATTCGCGCTGCTTAGGCTGAAGCGCAATGCGAATCTCTTGCATTATTTCTTCGTCGAATAGTCTTCGAGAATGATCTTGAATCCCTCGTCACCACTTGAAACTTCTACAGCTCTGCGCTGTGGATAGAGATACTTGCAAAGATCTTTGTAGGCTCCGAGTCTCGTAGACTCTTCGAGGCCATCTCTAGCAAGCAGAAGCAAACCCATGAATGGGTCCACGCCTGCCTCTTCGCATTTCTCCATCAGGTCTTGAGTTTTCTTATTTGGTGTGCCAGCCCTTCGACCTGCACCTTCTGGTCTTGGCATATTTACTTTCGCTTACTTTAAAGGCTTTTCAACCGGCATCAGCTTAATGCTCTGAATGTTCGCATAAGGGATCAGGTGCTCCACAAACTCACCGTCCTTCGCATCTCTCACGGGTTTCATTTTGACG